AAGCTGCTCTTGAGCAGGCTGTTATTGATATTGCAGGTTTCCGTGATGATCGTGGTCTTCTGATCGCTGCTCGTCCACAGCAACTTGTTATTCCTTATCAACAGACTTTTGAAGTCAAGCGTATTCTAGGTGCTGATGGTCGTGTTGGTACTGATCTAAATGATCCGAACGTTCTCAAGGACATGGGTCTATTTAGCAATGTTACCATCAATCACTATCTAACCGATGCTGATGCTTGGTTCATCCGTACCACTGTTAAGGATGGTATCAAGTACTTTGAACGTCGTGGTGATGCGTTCGAGATGGACAACGACTTCGATACTGAGAACGCCAAGTTCAAGGCTACCGCTCGTTACTCCTTTGGTTGGTCTGACCCACGTTCCATTTACGGTTCCGCTGGTGCCTAATTAACCCGGTAGGGACTTCGGTCCCTACTTTCTATAAGGAATAATTATGGCTGCTAATTTCGTCGGACCCGCAGGTGTAACCATCACTACGCCAGCCGCACGGGAGATTTATTCAAAGGTAGGTATTCTTGAAGTCGCCGATGGCTCTACAGGTTTTGCTGCTTTTGTGCTTCCTAAGTATGCTGTGCCTATTGGTGTGTATACCATTAGTGCTGGTGCTAATACTACTCAAACCATCAACGTTGGTTATACCAATGGTGGTGTTGAACTACTGAGTGCTTTTGCTCCCAACTCTACTGGTTATGCAGTATCTGGTGCTGCTACTGGTGCCGGTGTTGGTGTTCAGCTAACTGCTGATAAAGTGGTTTATCTAAAGGCTAGTGCAACTCTAACTAACCAAGTTATTGTTAAAGTGGAATATTATATTCCTCCGCAGGGTCTAACTCTGTAACACCCTAGAGGGAGTAAGTTGTTTAATCGCAATTTACTCCCTTTATTTTTATAAGGATTTATATGCGCCCACAGATTTTTAGTATTACTGGTACAGGACAAACGGCGTGGATTCCTCTAGACTATAAACAAAGTCCCTTCAATGTTGGCTTTGGTGTTGTAGTTAACGGGACAGTTACCTACGACATTGAACACACTTTTGATGATGTGTTCGATCCAGCAGTTACTCCAACTGCATTCAAGCATTCAGTGCTAACTGCACAAACTACAAATAAGGATGGTAACTATATTGTTCCCATTCGCGCAATTCGTATTAACAATACTGCCGGTACTGGTAGTACTACTGTTACCCTACTACAAGGTGTACGTTAATGAATATCCAATCTATCTCTGAGTTTCTGGACCTTGTTAAAAATCCAGACAAGTATGCTAAGTTTCTAGATGAAATTAAAGCTGAGCAGGATCGTCTGAATGCAGTTATTGAAACTGTTGGTAAGGCTTCTGAGCTTGACCAACTTCGCAAGCAACTAGATAAAGAACGTGCACTCTTCCAACAAAAAGTTGAACAATCTGATGCACAACGACAAGAAGACGTGGCTGCTGAAGTGGCTGCTTTAGTTGCTAAGAAGGCTAATGCCGATCAATTGTTTGATAAGGCTACTGCTAAACTTCAAGAAGCTGAGTCTAAGTTAATTCAGGCAGAAGCAATTTCTCAATCCTTTGCTTCACGTGAGAAAGAACTTCGTAAGAAGGAAGATGCTCTTACTGAAGAAAAGGTTCAACTAGGTGCAATGATTACTGAGTATAACGAAAAACTCAACAAACTACGTTCTGTGATGGCTTGATATGGGCGTATCATTAGAGCAGACTACTGATAGAAATCTAGCTCTAAAGTATGTGGAAGCTAGTTCTACTCTTGCCTATGTCGGACTAGCTTCTATTGGCTCACCTTCTTCTGCACCAGTATGGCAAATCAAACAACTTGATTATACTACTGGAGTTGATATTAAATGGGCAGATGGAAATCAAAACTTCGACAATGTTTGGGATAACCGAGCATCACTTACATATTTATAAGGATATAGAATGCCTACAGCTTCTTATACAAAAATCACTGCGGCCAATGAAGACCTTGCTGAAGGTATCAATGCTGGCACAGATCAATGGGCAATTGCCCTAACTAATACTGTACCGGGCAGTAAGGTATTTACTGCTGGTACTACAGACCTAGCAACTTCTGGTGGATATACCGCAGGTGGTGCTAACGTTTCAACTACGTCCAGTGGAATGAATGGATCAGATTTTGTTCTTGTCCTAGCAGACCCGGCAGTGTGGACAGGTTCTGGTGGTGGCTTTACTTTCCGCTACGCAATTCTCGTTAATAAAACTGTTACGCAGGGTGCAGGTGGTACTAATGTAGCCTACTGGGATTATGGTTCTAGCCAAGCAGTTGCTGCTGGTGAAACTGTTACGGTTGACCTAGATCAAACAGCAACCATTGGTGTCTTTAAAATCACTTAAGAGTAGATTATGGGTATTACATATGTAGGGGGACAAGTAGGCGGGCGGGCTGGTTCGACGAGTACATCTAATGTCACCTTTGCTTTAACTGGCGGCACACATTCAACACCACAACCGGGCGATCTAGTTGTCATTGGATGTACTGTTGCCTCACAAGCAAGAACTCCTGCATGTGCCATTAGCGGTTATACATCCGCAACACAGATCAATGCTAATGGAACAACCTACGACACAAGTTTAAATATGTCATGGAAGGTGATGGGAGATACAGCGGATACTGCCTTCACTCTTCCATCGACTGGTAATATTGCTGATGCACAACGCTGGACTGTACAAGTTTGGCGTGGATTTGATATAACAAATGGATTTGATGTAACCACTGTTTCTGCTTCTGGCACAGGCACAGGTAGACCCAATCCGGGAAGTGTTACACCAACTACAACTGGTGCCGTTGTGGGTATTATCGGGGCTGGCGCCGCAGCCACTGGCGCCGCCTATACTGCCCCGGCGAATTACACGACCGGCTTCCTGACCGGCACCACCAGCGACACCAACGACGCCATGATCGGCTCCGGGTATCGTGCTTGGACTTCAGGATCAGAAGACCCTGCTGCGTACACTGGCGGTACAGCAAATGCTGTAGATTCTTGGGCAGCGTTTACTTATGTAATAAGACCTGAGATTTCATTTCTTCCTACTTACCTAAGTACAGAAACAATTGCTTTACCATTATCATCCACACCCGGTGCACAGAATATAACCATTCCTGCAAATGCCACCGGGGTTGCAGTTCATTGGCGTGTGTATGGTGCCTCTATGTCCTCTCTTACCTCAACAGGTGCAGGGACATTTGCATTTCTTCAAGACGGTGGTAATGAACAAACTGGTGTTGGCTATGCTACTATCTCTGCTACAGGTGCACAAACGATTACTCCTGTATGGAGTGCAACACCAGTAGAAGGTCCGTTGTTCTTTGTTACATATGTTAAGGATGTGGTTGATGTTCGTTCTGGTGCTGCTATCGCTAATGAAACTGCGGGTAGTGCTGCAACAAGAACACTCTTTACACGATCAACAGACTTAGTTCTTGCTTTAGATAGTCAGTTTGATGCTGGTGCTGCTATTCCTTCAAATCCTTCTGGATGGACTTCACGTTCTACACAAGGACAGAACAATGAAGGGGGTCGTCTTAGAACGATGGACTCTCCTAATGATAGTCACACAACTGTCACAGGAACAACCACAGAAAAAAGTGGTATTGCAGTAATTGCAATTATTGGTTCCGCTAGTGCTACTGGATACACACTAACCGCTCAGGGGGGTGCATATAGTCTTGCTGGTGGTACAGCATCTGTTCTACGATCTAAGAAAATAATTGCTTCTGGTGGTAGTTATAGTTATACAGGAGCTAGTGCAGTCCTAACATGGGCACCACTAACAAACAACTATATTCTAACAGCCTTGGGTGGTAGTTATGTATATACAGGTGCATCAGTTGGAATTAGTCGTAATAGAAAGTTAACCTCCAATGGTGGAGCATATACTGTAACTGGTGGAACTGCAACTCTATTAAGAAGTAAGAGATTGGTTACAACAGGTGGTGCTTATGTTGTCACGGGTGCATCTGCTAATGTAAATAGAAATCGAAAGTTAACAGCAACAGCAGGTTCGTACTCTTTGTCAGGTTCTAATGTAACGATTAATCGTAATCGTACATTAACTGCACAAGGCGGTGTATATACCTACACTGGTCAACAAGTAGTAATTACTTATACTGCTGGTACTACTAACTATACATTAACTGCGCTTGGTGGAGCATACACTCTCACAGGAGGCACTGCACTACTTGCAAGAAACCGTGTATTGGTTTCGTCAGGAGGTAGTTATTCCTACAGTGGTAGTTCTGCAAGTATAGCTAGAAATCGTGTATTAACTTCTTCTGGCGGTAGTTACTCCTACACAGGAAGTTCTGCATCTCTGTTACGATCAAAGTATCTGTCTGCCACTGGTGGTGTATATTCCGTAACCGGCGCTACTGCCAACATATTTAAATCCAAACGATTGGTTGCTTCCGGTGGTTCTTATGTATACACTGGTAACACAATTACTTTAAAACGATCTAAATATTTAAACGTTTCTGGTGGTTCATATTCACTTGTTGGTTCTAGTGCTAATATCACATGGGGCAGTGTGGGTGGAGCAGTTTGGCCTCCAGTTCATTTAGTTCTATTGGGAACTGTTTATGGTCCAACAGGAACAGAATATACAGGAACCTTAGATGTTAATGGAATTAAGTATGATATTACTACAGGACAACTTGTGAAACCAATTAATGATAAGGTGGTTATGTCAATATGAAAAAGAATCATTTTATCTCTGGTGAATGGAATGTCACTTGTGATGTTTGTTCAAAGAAGATTAAAGCACATGAAGCAAAACAACGTTGGGACGGATTCATTGTCTGTCCAGATGATTTTGAGAATCGACATCCACAAGATTTTGTAAAGGCACAAACTGATAAAATCACAGTGCCTTTTACTAGACCCATACCAACTCTAACGTTTACAGTTATTCCTTATATCATATACTGGGATTCTGGATACGCTACTAAAAACTATATAGAAGGTGATGACTTAATATGACCACCATTGTAACTAGGGCAGGCAAAGGCTCTACATTGTCTTGGGCAGAAGTTGATGCTAACTTCACCAATCTAAATACAGATAAAGCAGAAACAACTGTAACTGATTCTTTGACAGCAGCAGTAGCTCTTAAAGCTCCTATAGCATCACCAACCTTTACAGGAACTGTGTCCGGTATTACTAATGCTATGGTTGGTCTTGGTAATGTAGATAATACTTCTGATGCTACCAAGAACGCTGCTACTGCTACATTAACAAATAAAACAATCACAGCGGCTAAATTAAAAGCTGCTCAACTAGGTGACTCTGGTACTGCTACTAATAACTTTACACTGACAGCAGAGGCTGTTGATGGTACTATGAAGTTGGCTCGTGGTAATATTGGAGCAACTACACAAGACCTTATCACTGTGTCAAGTGCTAATGTTATTACTGGTGCTAGTGGTGCTACCTTGGTTGGCAATGTACCAGTGTTTATGGCATATAGAACAGGTATACAAAATGTTACCACAGCTACGTACACTAAAGTACAACTAAACACAATCGAGTATGATTCAAATAATTTCTTTGATGAAACTACTAACTTTAGATTCCAACCAACTATTGCTGGATACTATCAGATAAACGCTACTCTTTATGGTGGTGGATCAGTGTCTAGTCATGTGGAACTTGCTATCTATAAAAATGGTACTCTCTATACGGCAAGTTTTATTTCATCTGCTGGGGATCAAATCCCTGCGGTATCCGCATTGATTCCTTGTAATGGTTCTACAGATTACATTGAACTTTATGCTTACATTGTTGGCACAAGCCCTAATATTGGCGGTGATTATACAACGATGTCTGGTTTCCTTGTTAGACCATAAAATGCTTAGATGGTTTTTATATTTAATTCCACTAGCCCTTATGCAACTGATTGCTTGGATAGTCACACCACTGTTACCAGTGTTTGCTAATATCCGAGTTGGCAAATCTAATAACAATACAGAAACTGCTTTAGAGGTGAGGCTACCCACTTGGTTGTCTTGGTTTGATACACCAGATAACTCCTTATATGGCGATGATGCTTGGTTGTCTAGAATGGGACACAGCTACTGGACAATGGTTTTGTGGTTATATAGAAATTCTCTCTACGGTTTTAAGTGGACTGTCTTATCGTTACCAGAAGGTCATCCAGACGCTTGGCAATGGCACAGAAAATTTTACTTTAAAACATTTTATCTGGATTTGAATTTTGGATGGATGTTAGATAACATAGAAAATGGCAGAGCAATGTTTATGCTCTCTCCACGAATTAAAAGGAATGCAAATGACAACGAATGATCGACGACATGATGACGAACGCTTAACAGAAATAGAAGCAAAGTTAGACAAACTAGCATCTGATGTCGAAGAGCTTGTTGCAGCGTGGAAAGCCGCGAATGTCATTGTTGGATTTATTAAGTGGGCTGGAGGTATTGCTACAGGACTAACAGCACTCATTGCACTGCTTAAACTGAAAGGTTAATTATGGCAACTAGTGGCACTACTGCTTATTCTACAAATAGGGATGACATTATTAAACGTGCTTTGCGTTTAATCGGCGCAATCTCACAAGGAGAAACTCCCACAGTTCTACAGGTTTCAGAAGCTGCCACCGCTCTTAATAGTCTTGTTAAGGCTTGGGCTGCTGATGGGATGCCTTTGTGGGCAATTACTGAGAAAACACTTCCGCTAGTTTCTGGACAAGCTATCTATTCTGTAAGTAATCCTAAACCCCTTAAAGTACTTCAAGCATGGAATCATAACACTACTTCTAATGTAGATGTTCCTATGCGAATTATTACCCAAGCTGAGTATAATATTCTAGGTAATAAGACAAGTTCTGGAAATCCCATTCAAGTGTATTATGATCCTCGTCGTAATAATGGTGAGATGCATTTATTTCCTGTGCCTAGTACAACTGAGCAATCAGCTAACACCATTCATTATGTTTGTCAGATTCCCTTTGAGGATTTCAATACATCTACAGATGAACCCGATTTTCCACAAGAGTGGTATGATGCAATTACATATGGTCTTGCTACAAGACTTGCTCCTGAATATGGAGTTCCTATTTCAGATCGCAAAACTCTGTGGCAAGAAATGTCTATTATTAAACAAGAAGCTCTGAACTTTGGTCTAGAAGAAGGTAGTTTATATTTTGGTGTAGAACGACGTTCATGGTAAAGGAGTAAGTTATGGCACTACCGGGAATGGATTTACAATCCCAATATAACCAGACACTACAGAATACGATTGGTCAGAGCCAAGCTGAACGGTTGCGCCAAACTCGTCAACAACAATCCATTGCTAACACTGACTGGCAACAACGTGGTGTTGGTGAAGGTGCCAAACGCATGGCAGGTTTTCAAGAGGTTAATCCTTCTGCAATGCCTCACATGTCTGATGAAACACGTTCCTTTATTCAACCACTTCTTGGAAACTATCAAGAAGGTGGTAAACAGGTTGAAGGGTATTATGGTTCTGACAATCCTTATACACAAGGTGGGCTGGAAAGTCTTTTAAGTAAACAAGGTTATGCAAGGGCACCCAGTTCTTTAGGAGAACAATTTAAATCTGTTGGTCTTAAATTACCTAATGCATATGGACAAGATTATTATAACGCTTCTCATGAAGATGTTGGTAATAAAATCTCGGCATATCAAACTGCACAGGGACAGCAAGCAAAACAACAATCCGATGTACAAAATCAAGTAAATACCTTTATAAGTGGTTTATCTAATTTAGCAAACATTCAAGCGGATAGAATGAAAACATCCCAATCAATTCCACTTGAGACACTGCATAAATACGCAAATGCTGGCTTTATACCAAACATTTCATATGTTCCGTCTGGGTGGACTAGAACACAAGGTACTATCAGTAAACGTGATGCTCGTCTTAATCATGATATTCCCAATGGAACATTGTGGCGTAATGGAGATAATGTTATTGTGTATGATCCCTCTTGGGGATATTATATACACAATGAGAATGCATACAAAGATAATTCAGCTTCCCAATTTAAAAATTTCTTATCTGCAATTGTAATGAATATTGGCACTGCCGGTCTAGGTTCTTCTTTGTTTAATACAGCCTCAATGGGTGTGCCAAGTGCTGTTGCTCCATTTGCTGATGCTACACTATCAAAAGCACTATTTGGTGGCGCCAGTTCCGCATTACAAGGTGGAAGTTTTCTATCTGGTTTAGGTGGTGGTGCTACTTCTAGTTTACTAGGTACACTGGGAAATACTTTTGGGTCTTCTTTGGGTTCTTCTTTAGCTCCAACATTTGGTAAATCTGCTGGTGATATTCTTGGTGGTGCTGTTGGTGGATTTAGTGGTAATGCTCTTAAGAATATTTTGCAAGGTAAGTCACTCGACATTGGAACAGCCTTGTCAACACTACAAGGAGCGACAGGTGGACTAGGTAAACTGTTTAGTAATACAAACGAAGACAAACAATCTGTAAATGGTCCAACAAGTTTGGCACGGACACTACAAGGAGTAAAGAATGGCCCAGCAGCAACGTTCCGGAGAACGTAAGAAAGTTCGCCTTCCTCTTATTGGGGCATACTCCAATCGTTCCAATAGCGGAAACACTGACCAACGTTTCATCAATGCATTTCCTGAAACTCGCAAAGTTGAACAACTAGAAAATACCCGTATTTATATTAACAAACGTCCGGGTCTAGTTGAACTTTGCAACGTGGCTGGGGATGGTTTAGGTAGAGGATTGATTCATTTCTATGATAACTTCTACGCCATTATTGCTAATAAAGTTTATAAGGTAACAGACGATGGACTTACAGTTACAGAAAAGATTACTTTACCCAGCTCAACTGGCCCATGTGGGATTATCAGTTGCAATTCATCTGTCTTGGGTGACTACTTATTTCTTTGTGATGGCACCGTTGGGTGGATTATCAAAAGCGATCATACAGTCACACAAATAACAGATGTAGATTTTCCAACCCCTCATGTACCGTCTCCAACGTTTATTGATGGTTATGTTCTTGTAGCTAAGGGTAGTGATGTATTCAACTGTGATTTAGATGATCCACTATCATGGCAATCCGACCAGTATCTATCTGCTGAAATGTTTCCTGATCCTGTACTAGCTCTTGCTCGACAGAATAACCAAGTAGTTGTTCTAGGTGAATCCTCAACAGAGTTCTTTTACGATGCTGCTAATGCTGCTGGTTCTCCTCTTAGCAGAAACGATGCAGGTGTTATTCAATTTGGTATTGCTGCACCACATGCTGTCTATCAGAACGAACAGTTCTGTGCATGGGTAAGTCAGTCAGCTTCTGGTGGTCGTGCTGTGTGGAGTCTAACAGGTTTTAAACCTAATAAGATTTCAGATGAGTTCATTGAACGTATCATTGATGCTGAAACAAATATAGACCAAATCTCTGGATATGGTTTTCGTACTAAGGGTCATTTATTCTTCTTAATTAATTTACCATCACAACATCGCACACTTGTGTATGATATGGATGAAAAGATGTGGCATGAATGGTCATCTTGGACAGCTTCACTAGAACATGAAGTGTTCTTGTATAACCATGTTGCAGACAAAGGTGACGGTGCTGCATATCTACTAAGTTCTGTTCATGGTGATATTTATAGATTGGACCCTAATGCATACCGTGATGAACTCGATCCGATCACTGTTGAAATTGTTACAAACAAATATGATATGGATACCTACAATCGCAAGTTTGGTTCTGTCGTTCGTTTGGTTGGTGATAGTTATACTACAACAAATCTTGTAGGATTGTCTTGGACAAATGATGATTATCAAACATGGTCAACTGAAGTAAACATTGATATGAGTGATGGTTATCCAGCATTCCAGCGACTGGGTTCTTTTAGACGACGTGCTTGGAAACTTCGTCACAACTCTAACCAACCGTTGCGACTAGAATCGTTGGAACTTGTCTATGATGAAGGAACTTCGTAATGGCTACTGGACTACCACCACCTCCGATTAATGATCAACCGGGTTCCTTTACATGGCTTGAATGGTATAGACAATTACGTAATTATATTTCAACCAATGGTTCTGTACCTTGGTATGTGATTAACTTTGCAGGTTCTAATATAACTGATATTGCTACACGGGACCATGATCAATTGCAGAACATTGATGGTGGTACGGCTGGTGAGCATTATCATTTAACTGCTGCCCAACATGCAGCATTAACGGCAGGACCACATAATACATTGTCTGGTCTACAGGGCGGTACAAGTGGTGAGTATTATCACCTAACTGCAAATGAAGTTAGAAATGCTAGGAATACGCTGGAACGAGTTGTTCCAACAACAGGGTTTACAAATACTATTGCAAACACAACTTCGTATTATGTAATTGAACCTGCTGGAACACTTGCAACTGGTACACTAACAATGCCAGCTTCTCCTGTAAATGAACAGGTAGTTACAATTGCTTCTACACAAATAATTACAGCATTAACACACAATCCAAATACTGGACAAACACTTAAAGGTGCATTAACTACTATAGCAGCAAATGGAAATGCGTCTTGGATATATAGAACAGCGAACACTACTTGGTATCGAGTATCTTGACACTTTGTTCTATTTATGTTAATATAACAATATAGTAGTTAATAAAAGGAAATAATATGGACGAAGAATATAACTGGGATGATTTTGATGCCCAATCCAATGAATATTTAAACAGTGATGCATACAATGGAGAGTCCTTTTTGACTCCTGATGGAATGTCTTGGGGTGGAAATGGAGCTAATATCTCTAATTGGACTGGATACAATGATGTTCCTTCTATTGGACAATCTTCTTTAGGTGATTTGTGGGGCAATGGACAAAATTATGGTTTTAATCCTGACCCCTCTTTACCAACTAATCAATTTATGCCAGAACAATATGGTCAATCTACTTTGTTTAATCCACAGGCACAACAAGAATCTGCTGGAATTGATTGGGCGGGGATGCTAAAAGGTGGCACGGATTTTTTAGGGAAACTGTTTACCAATGGGACTGGTGGTTATGGTGGCAGTGGTGGTTCAACTAATACCTTCCTAAAGGGTCTTGCTGGAATTCTAGCAGCACAACAAGAGAAGAAATCTAATCAACAGATGGCACAACAGATTCCACAAACAGTTAACTCTGTTCGTCAATTTGCTGCTCCATATGATGTTTCTTCTACTGGTGCTGGTATGATGACTCCCGGTGCTACCACAATGCGCGATGCTGCACAACAACAAGCAGCATTAGCTAATCAACGACTACAATCCTTCCGTTCAAATCCTAACTCAGATGCTGGTTACAAAGCAACGAATGATCAGATCGAACAGGTCCTGAATCGTCAAGCTGCTATGCATGGTAATCGTAATAACTTCAATGCTACTGCTCCTGCAATGCTGGCTGCTAAAGCGGCTGCTCAACTAAAGTATGATCAGAACTATCAACAGGATTTGAATAATTGGGATACACGTTCTGGTGCAAACATTAGTCCTGTTCAAGCAAGTGGTCTAGAAGCATTGATGCGTGGACAACAGTATGGTGCACAAGGAAACTCTCCTTATTACGATGCTCTTGGTAAGATTCTTAATACGAATAGTTACGAGAATAATCCAGCAATGCAGGCAATAATGGAAAAAATTAATAGGGCACTCGCATAATGGGAATTGAAAACATCGCAACAGGATACAAACCTGAGTTTGCTCTTGGGGCTTTGTATCATGGATTTAATGCTGGGAGTGCAGACAATGCCTCTCAGCTTTCCAATCTAATTCAAGAACAAGCATTGCAGAAATCGCGGATTGGTGATCCTCTTGATCTAATTCAAAAGTTTTACGAAGCACAACTTGCTAATGCAAAGAGTCAATCTCCTGATTACATTCCAATGCAATTGTCTGGACAGATTGGGCAAATGCAGACACAGGAAGCTGCTGGTAAGACAGCAAAAGCACTCCAACCGTTTAAGCAAAGTGCAGAACAAGCACAACTTGGTCAAGAACAGTCTAAGAGTACCTTGTTTGGTAATATGTATCGTGGCATGGAGAAACAGTTTGATCAGTCTCTTGATCCCAATGTACGCGAGGCTGCTGCTCAAGGTGCAAGTATTCTTGCAGGTTCACTAGCAGAAAATGATCCTAAGTATATCCAACAAAAGGGTCTATTGGGTATGAAGGGTGATCAGAATATGGACCTAGAAGAACTTAAGAATGCTGGGCGAGTTCGAGTTGCTGGTCTAAAGACTCACGCTGTTCGTGGAGATAAGACTGCTCAAGAAGCCCTCGTTAAAGAACTACAACGAATGATGGCAGTGGGTGAGATTACTCCGGCAGAATACGCAGCAGAACTAACGGAACTTCAGAATGCTATTCTTGCTGCGAAAGTTCAACCGGGTCAGGAACTTGATCCAAACAATCCTGCACTCAAGGGTCTATTTAAACCTAAGCCTGCACAACAAGGTTACACAGCACCTGTTGCCAGAGATAACAAGCAAACTACCCCACAATCAACACCAACCCAAAATAGAAAACCTCTCGGAGAATACTAATGGATATTGATGCCGCACTAAAAGATGGATACACTGTTTCAGAAGTTAATCAGGAAGCAGCTAAACGCACTGGATTCAATTATAGTGCGGCTATCAATGATGGATACTCTGAAGATGAAATTTTAGGAGAACTTCGTAAGCGTCTTTCTAAAA